TGAGCATGTTTCATAGCAGCATCCGACATAAGCATCTTTGTCTGTTGCTTATTTTTGTAAATGTGTGAGCCTGCAGAAACGGCTAATTTAATTGCCGATAACCACATATTAAAACCAAGTAGCTTTTTGAGGTTTTCTAGTCTTTGTACCTTTAACAGTTACTGTGTCACCTTGAGCAATGTAGTTTCTTCCTCTGATACTTGTTTGAGATCTAGGATCTATGTGCAAGTTTTGAGAAGACTCTTCTACTTTAACTCCGCCACTAGCGTAACCATCTTTGTTTACTCCAACTGCTTTTGTTATTTTTGAGTTCTTCATAATTTTCTCCTAATTGTTAATATACTAATTTCTCGGCCCTTTCAAGCGATTAACATCCTTCGCTTTCATAGCATCTGAGGTTAATTTTACTTCTGCAGACAATTCTGACTTAGCCATAGCTGTATCCGCTCTTAAATTAGCTAAATCCTCATTCTGTTGTAGTTTTGCTTCATCTAGTTGTTGACCTTGTAAAAATTTAGTTTTATCTAAATTAATTCTAGCTTCATCTTCTTTTTGTTTTCTTTCTGCATCCATTGCTTTAAGATCAACTTCTCTTTCTTTAAGTTTTAATAATGGATCATGATCAAATTGATCTGTGATAGCTTTTTCTTCCTTCATAAAGTCTTCAGTCATCTCAGCAATTAGAATAGCTTTTCTTGCTTCAATCTTTTGTGAGATTTGTTGCATCTGTTGTTGAGCTTGAGGATTCTGAACAGCCGCTTGTTGCATTTGTGGTAACATTTGCATTTCTTGTGGGAACTCTAGTTGTACTTGCTCCTGGGCCATGATTGAAATATGTTCTAAAATGTTTTTCTCTAACGCTGCAGTGATACTCGGATTATTTCTAACAAAATTAGAAGCCATAAAACTTAAGTGTGCTGTAACGTGTGCTCTGTGATCTTGACCTGGAAACGCTTGAAAAGGTTTTGCTCCCATTGCATCAATATGTTCTAACGCCGGATCTTTCGGTTGATTTTGTGGTGGCGCAGGTAAGATTGAATCTATATCCTTTACACCAATTGCTGAATACATATTTCTATAAGCCATATACATATTATGCATTTGTGGATTAGATTGAGCTAATTGTAATTGTGTTTGTGCCATTGATATTCTTTGACTCATTGAGAATATGTTAGGATCTGCTACCGGTAGAATATCTACCTTGTCATCAAAATCTGTAACTTTAACATTTCTCGATGCCCCTGGAACATCATAAGGATATTCAGGAGGTAAATAAGTTTTAAAGATATTTGAAAGTAATTTAAATTCATTCTTAAGTGAAGCGTACAACCTTTTATGGATTGCTGACATCACTCTTGAACCACGTTCTAAAAGAGCTACAGTTGTACCAACAGCTGCTTGTTGGTTCCCATCACCAACTTGCATGTCAGCAATTGATGCGAATCTTTGTCCTGCTTGAACTACAATACCCATCAACTGCAATAAAGTCTGTGAAGGTTCTTTGTAGGGTAAGAATACGAAAGCATCTTTTAGATTACCGCCTGGAGTATCTACATCTTTAAATTCTCCGGGTTGAATCGCTGTAGCGTCATCTTGAACTCTGACACCTCTTTGTTTAAATCCTGCTGGTAAATTTGATAACGTTCCTGCATCTAATAACTGACGAAGCGCTGCAGTTGCAGTTCTGCTTAATCCACCAATCATATGAATTAATCCTAAACCATAAAAACCTAATCCTGGTAAAAATTTAAAATGAACAAAATATTGAATCTTATTTTTCTTAGGGTCTTCAGGTTTAAAGTTTCTTCTAATTGATAAAACTTTTCTACTACTTTCTTCGATTGTTACAATGTAAGGTAGTTTTATTCCAGTAGGCTCACCATCGGGCCCCACGTCTTCAAAACCTTCTAAATCTAAATTAACATGACACTCAATTAAAGTGTACATTGACTCTGCTTTATTTGATTTTGTAACTCCTTCTATTTCTCTCTCTTTTTCTTTTAATTCATTAGAATTTGAATCTTGTGGTTTTGATAATTCTATATCAGAATAGAATCCAGCTACTTGTTGTTTTCTTAAATCATTTTCAGATATTTTAATAACATGAATAACTGCTTCCGCATCATCTAATGAAGTCGCTGTATAAGGGACTACTAAATCATCTGCTGGAATAAATTTAGATACGGCTCTTCCAAGCAAATCATCATAATAAACTTTTTTAAATGTAGATCCTGCTAAAGGAAGATAGAATAACATTTGGTCAAACTCAGGTTCATATTCTTTCATTTGATCCATCAATTGATAGTTCATAAAATCTTTAACTCTTTGAGCTTGTGCTTCTTTTGGAGGGGTTGCTGAACCCATGACCATCGTTCTAACCGGTCCATCTGAAGGTAGTAATTCTTTATAAGCTAATGCTTGAAACTGTGTAACCGCTTCTGCAAGAACAGGGTGAGTTGCACCACTTGCTCCTTGGAAAGGTTCTGTTCTATTATCGTATTTAAATCCTAATAAATCCAATCCAGTAATGTAAGTTCTTTCCCAATCTGCACGAGAAGTTTTATATTCTGCGTAATCACTTTGTAATTCACTACCAATAAGATCAGTAGTATCTTCTGGAAGAAGATCATTTAAATTTGCAAACGGATCTCCTGAATCTGGCATTTGAACTGCATTTGGATCAAAGTCGATAGTTGCTCCACCATCTTCTTCATCTGTAATTTCTATTGGACCTTTACCTAATTCATCTGCAACATCAACCTCTTCCATTTGCTCTTTTATAAGCTCATCTTCAGGTCTAGTATTAGGAAGGGTTTTATCTATATCTGCCATATTTTTTATCCTGTATTGGTTTATCTTGTTTCTTCTCTTTAATCAACCCTCGAGAATTGGGTCCTTTTAAAGGAGGGATCTCTTTCCATTTAACATGTTTCATGTTTTTTACAAGTGTTGGATTGTCTTTAGTCATAATACTTTTTCATTAAATCAGCTAATCCACCTTGGGCTAAATTAGATACTCCTCCTGCATCGGCGACTCTTTGGTTTTTTATATATTTATTAATTTGATTGTCGTCCATTCCCATTTCTTCACGAGTTATATTAGAATCTATTAGCATTTTATCAATTTGTTGTGAGGAATAAGTTGGTACATCTTTGTCCATTTGCTCATATCTTTTTTTTAATCTTTGTTTGTCAGCTGTAGCACTTTGTGGAATCATCATTCTTCTACCCCGTTCTGCCATTGCATAATCTTCACCTTTTGCAAATTCTTTTTCACGTTCTGCTTCAACATCTATTTTTAATTTTGGACCAAGCGCATAGTTTAAATAAGATTCACCTAATGCTTGTTTAAAAGGCACACCTTCATTTAAAGTTTTATTCGCAGCAATTCCACCTTCAAGTACAACTTCACCTAATATTGCAACAGGGCCTAATACTCCTTTTAAAAAGTTTAAAGCTTTACCCGATTTTGTAAGCGCACGTAAATTTGCCTTGTCTCCTGGTGAGAGTTTACCTGGATCCCCTTGTAATTTTTCTACACCTCGTGTAACACACGCTACTAGATTTTGACCTTCACTAAATCCAATACGCCCTCCCATTGCTTTACCAGGGCAACCTATTTTTGCTAAACGGACTTGGTCAGGTTTATCTATAAACTCATTTATTGTTTGAGCACTTTTTGGCATTTGAATTGTGTAGCCTGCACGTTCTGCAGCTTTAACAATATCTAACCCTTGTGTATTTAATTCTTTTAATCTTTTGGGTGAAAAATATTTAGTGGCATCAGGGTCTCTTAATCTTGGTAATTCTATACTATATTCATTCTCTAAATTACGAGCTAGTTTATTAATTTTTTTAGATTCACTAGATAACATTGAAGGATTATTTTCTATTAATTGTCTTGCACTTGAAAGTTTAGATTGAAAATTTGCCATAGTTTTTTGATTTAGATTTCCTTCCATAACATCTATAAATTGAGAAAACTCTGCTGCTTTAGATTTAGCACTTCCCGATACTCCGGCAATTTCATTAATATTAAAACCTTGCGTTGCCTTTTGTATAATTTTACCTGCCGCATTTTTCTTTTCCGGTGAATATATAGGTATTTTATTATCTTTTAAAATTTGACGTGCTTGAGTTTTTAATGATTCAAACGTTCCTTTTTTATTACCTAATTTTTCATCAATCATACCTAAAGAAATACGATACATAGAACGACGGTAGTCATTAAACTGAGAATCTCCTATTAGTTTAAATACTTTATCTCCAAGTTTTTTATCTACTTTAATATTTTCTACTGCTTTTTTTATTTTTGGATCTAAATTACTAAATAATTTAAATTTATTACCACTGTAAATTTGAGATAATTGTATTGTTGCATTACTTGCTTGAGTAGAAGTCATGTTAGGAAAATCTTTTAAGACTGTTTCAAGGCTAGGAAGTTTTCCACTTTTATACATACCTGTATATTTTTTATTTAATTTTATAATGTTATCTGCAGTACTATTTTTTAAAGAATTAGCAGGAGTTATATCTAATAAGGGTTTTAGTTTTTTAATATCTGCTTCCGTTGGAATTTTATACATTGGATTTTTTGGTGTAACGTTTGTTACATCTAAAACTTCATCTAAAGTTTTACTAAATTCTGTTTTTTTTCTGCCTCCGGCTCTAGTTCCCCCATATCCGTGTATTTGTCCTAAACTTATAGGTTTATCTAATTTTTCACTTAATATCTTTGCTAATTGATTTCTGCTTATTTTACCACCAGCTCTTTCTAGTAATTTTTTATATCTTGGATAAGTTTGATTAATAAAATTTGCTCTTGCAGTGTTGTCTAATTTTTCCCATGGTTTGTTAAAACGTTCTACTAATTGCTTAGACACTGATGGCCTATTAGTAGGAAGCTCTTCTTTTAACATCATATCATAAATTTTTTTCTGATCTTTGTTTAATGGTTTTACAGGATGGTTATTAACATTGCCTTGTTTACCCGCATACCCGGGCCGTGATCCATCAACCGTGTTTCGTACTAACTGACCTTGGTTGTACATGTTCCGTGGTTCCTGGACCATGGATCGTGAATCACGGTCCTCGACCTCTTTAACATAGTCTTGCCACGCACCTCTGCTGTCGTCAGCTTGAGCGTATTTAGTTAACCAACTCTTTGATGCAAAGTACTCGTTAGCCATTATTCTCCTAACATAGAAGCAAGGCCCCCGGTTGCTTGTTTTCTTCTAGTTGTGTTTTTAAATGTTTGTATAATATCATCACCACTCATTCCTTTTTCACTCATCTTAAAAGTTTGTTCTACCATGGCGATCATATCAGCTTTCATTCTGGGTGATGAAGATGCAATTTGATCTGCAAGGTTCTTATCCATTCCTGGATATTTTAACATAAGATTATCAATCTCTATACTTTTTTTTAAAGCTTCAGGAGAGGTATCACCCATTATTTCAGCCACGCCTCTTTTAATTTCATCGTTGTAATTTTTTAAAAGTTTGTCATCTATTTCAGGAAGTGTTTTCTTTTTCATTTGATCCATTTGAGTACCAAGATCAAAACTAGATAGTTCTTCTATTTCATCCGGGCTCATTAATCTTTTGTCGCCGCTGCCTTCCATATCGTCAAGTTTTTGTTCTAAAAATCTTTTTCTACCTGGAGACTTATCGCCTGCTACAGGATCTAGTTTACCCATTTTATATTGCTTATACATGTAATCTTGATAATCTTTTGCTTCTTTTCTTATTTTGTTTGCAGAACCAATAGTACCATCAAAATTATAAGCATCTAAATCACCAACGTCTTCCATAAGATCTTGAAACTCATCATCTGTTATCTCTCTTTTAGGATCTGGGTTTCTATCTTTAAATTTACTAAACATATCTCTGTCTAATGTTTTCTGAGGTGTTTTAAGTTTGTCTGCAGTTGTAATTGCTTTCTTACCAAATTTTCCCTTAATCAAAGCGGCTAAACCTTGCACTACTTTTTTACCACCCGCATAACCCATTCTGCCACCATCTGCTTTTCCTTTTCTAATAGCTTCTGGTACTGCTTCACCTGCTTCTTCATATATATCATCGGAAAGACCGGACATCTCATCAAGGACGCTACCTGTTTCAGGCCCGTCATTTCTAAGATAAGTAGTGCCTTCTTCATACTTTGGTTGAGCCTTAGTAATTTTAGTTTTACCTTTGGCCGTTTCCTGAAATATTTCTTCTCCTGGTGAATAACCCATATAACTTTCTTCCGTTATAGGAGAACCATAATAATCCATATCATCAGCAACTTTAACTCTTTGAATTTCAATTCTACCAGTTGCAATGTCTTCTGTTAATTCAAAATCTTTATATCTCTTAACAGTTTGTCTATCAGCTAAAGCAGCTGTTTCAGTTACATCATCACCTAATGCTTTAATTTTTGCTACTAGTTTTAAAAAGTGTGGAGGAGCTCCACTGGTTGCTGCTTCTTTTGCAACTTCAGTTGCAACTTTCTTACCACCACTTTTACCGAGTCCCAAGAGTCCTGTTTTAATGCCTGCGATTCCTGCGCCGACTCCACCTAGCATTTTTAAGAACGCACGTTTGCCCATGGCAAAGTTTTGTCTTGCGGGTCCACCTTCTGCAAAAGAACCCATCTCAGCAGCGGTGCCTGATCCTCCCATAAAACCTGTATCTTGACCAAAACTAGATTGATATCCGCCTGTGTTGTTTGCTTTATTTTGCGCAGCCATTGCAGTTGTTTGTTGTCTTTGAGATGCTTCTGCTGCTTTAGCTACCTCTGCTGCTTCTATTTCTTTAAAAATTTCTGTTTGTTGTTTTATTTTTTCTTGTTTTTTTTTATCGATATGTCTCATTTTCATATTAATTTCATCTTCTTCATCTTCTGTAGGATTAAGTTTATCGTAAATACTTTCTCCTAATGTTGTACCTAAACTTTGTATACCTCCTTTAAGTGCACCTGCCATCATAGTTCCAGGTTTTTGATCTAAAAATTCTTTTCCAAACGCTCCTAAATTTTTTCCAAAGTCAATTGCTCCTTGAGTACTTAAACCAAATTCTCCTTGATAACCTTTTTTTCCATATTCTTTTGCAGCATCAACAAAGTCATAGGCAGGTCTTCCAGCAACATTACCTATAGCACTTGCTACAGAGCCTAATGGACTTGATGCTCTATCAACCATATCTTTTGTTGAAGCAGCTGCATAATCAAATTGACTTCCAGTAAAATTTTTATCCATATCAAAAACCGCTGCATTGTGTTCTGGTGTAAAACCTAAAACAGATAAACCCATATTATATCCTATTCTACCACCTTCTGCAAAATTGTTTTGCATTCGATTAGTCATAAACTGTTCTTGTGAAATTCCAGCATCGTTTAATTTATTTATAAAATCCTGTTGCAGATATTTTTGAGTTTCTTGTGCTACTCCCGGAGCTACTTCTTGATACAGATCATAAATTCTTTGTAACTCCACCATAGGGTCTGCTTTGGGTTTTGGTTTAGGTTTTGGAAGAATCACGGGTCCGGCGTTCTTGTAGGGCACTCGTGTTGTATCATTATCTTCACCTAATAAATAATTTAAGCCTGTTGATGTTGTAGCTTGACTTCCTGGAGAGAGTTGCATGTTTCTTGCCATCAGGGCATCCGAACCATGGCCCACGTCTGATAGATCAGGTTCTATTTGTGCTTGGCCTCCTTGGTAGAATTTTTGAGGATCTTCTGGATCTTTTTTATT